ATGTTTAACTTTTTCGTTCGTTACGTATCGGTTGGAGTGGTTAACACCTTGATACATTGGGCTGTTTTTGCAGCACTTTATTTCGAAGGCCTGTCGCAATCTAAGTCCAACTTTGCGGCCTTTTGCTGTGCTGTTACGTTTTCATTTTTTGCTAACGCAAAGTGGACGTTCAACTCTGAAGCGACAACTATACGGTACCTGCTTTACCTTTCCTTCATGGGTGGCATGGCAGCCGCGGTTGGAGCGTACGCCGATAAGTTACAATTGAGTCCTGTTATAACGCTCGTTGTATTTTCAGCAACCAGTCTGGTCTGCGGGTTTGCTTACTCTAAATACATAGTTTTCAGAGAAGGAAAATGAAGATTTCATTAGTCGTTCCCGTTTTCAATGAAGAAGAAGCAGTGCCAATTTTTTACCAAGCGGTTCGTCGTGACTTGACTGGATATGAGGTTGAAATCGTCTTCATTAATGATGGAAGTAAAGATTCAACAGAGAGCATCATCAATGCCCTGAGCATCTCTGATCCGCTTGTAAAAGCTATTTCATTCACCAGAAACTTCGGTAAAGAACCTGCCCTATTTGCAGGACTTGAGCATGCATCTGGTGACGCTGCAATCCCAATTGACGTAGACCTTCAGGACCCGATAACTGTCATCCCACAACTCATAGAAAAGTGGATAAATGGCGCTGATGTTGTTTTGGCTAAGCGCATAGATCGCAGCAAAGACGGTCATTTAAAGCGTAAAACTGCTGAATGGTTTTATCGCCTTCATAATAAAATCAGCTCTCCAGAAATTGAGGAAAATGTTGGTGATTTTAGGTTGATGTCTCGCGAAGTAGTTGAAAACATAAAGCTACTTCCGGAGCGAAACCTATTTATGAAAGGCATATTATCTTGGGTAGGCGGTAATGTTGACGTAGTCGAGTATTCTCGCGCAGAACGAGTTGCTGGCATATCTAAGTTTAATGGATGGAAATTATGGAACCTTGCGCTTGAGGGGATAACGTCATTTTCCACCTTCCCGCTTCGAATGTGGACCTACATTGGGTTTTGTGTCGCAGGCCTTTCTTTCGTTTATGGGGTGTGGATGATAATCGACAAAATTTTCTGGGGCAATCCCGTTGCTGGTTATCCTTCGATACTAGTGTCAATTCTTTTTCTTGGCGGAGTGCAGCTAATTGGCATCGGTGTTCTTGGAGAGTATATCGGAAGGATATATATTGAGACAAAGAAAAGACCAAGATACATAATTAAAACAGGAAGTGAAAATGAATAAAGAAATATGGAAGTCAATAAAACCTGAGGGGATTATTTTCATTGTTGTCCTGCTTGCTTTTTGCCCGGCATATTTATTCAGCTATGCATTTAATGATGATTACGCGTTGCTTGGTCAGGTTTTAGCCGGTTTCTGCGATACGTTTAAGTGGGATATAATGTCTGGAAGGCCATTGTTTGCTTATCTACGCTTAATGGCTTACAAAGTAAACATTGACTTGATGGACCTTGCTTATCTTCGCTATTTTTCTGCTATGTGCGCGGCAGGCTTCTCCGTTCATCTTTATATGTTCTTAAAAAGAAAATCGATTCTGGAATCAAATTTCAAAAGGGCTTTTCTGGCATTATCTCTTGGCTTACTACCAACCTTTCAGGTGTATACATCATGGGCAACATGCTGCGTTTATGTGATGGCTACTTGGTTGTCACTGATGTCATACGACTGCCTTTCTGGAATCAAGTCTCGTTACGCGGGTCGGCTTATAACTTCTTTTTTGTTAGTATCTGCTGCGTTCGCCATTTATCAGCCTGCAGGGATGGCACTTCTTGCTTTCGCATTTATCGAGGTTTGCCTTTCAGAAAAAAAGGTTGACGTTAAAAAATGCATTCTCTCGTTTGCGTTAACTGCTTGTGGGGTTGTAAGCAGTGCTGTCATGACTAAAATCATTCCACTGATGATGTATGGCGAGACGTTCCAGCGCGCGGCATTAACTCACGATCTTATTGGGAAGATGAAGTGGTTTGTTTCGGAACCAATGAGAATAGCTCTTTCGAACTATGACATAACCCTTTCCCTGTGGTATTTAGTTATTAGTATCATAGTGACGATCGTTGGTTTATTCTTTGTCTTCCGCTTAAGTGATGGAGTATGGAAACTGCTGCTTGTCGCAATGTTTGGCATAGGAAGCTTTAGTCTTAGCTTGATTGTTAGTGAATCTTGGGCGACATGGAGAACCATGCCTGGGCTAACAATTATTTTCACCTCATTATTTATAGTCGGACTGCTTTCAGTCTGTGACCGACTCCCAAACTTTGGTTCTACGCTCGCATGCGTTTTAGCCGCAGTGATAGCTGCCAGTTGTTCTTACAATATTGTCCGTGGGTTCGTTATTCCTCAACGCTCAGAGCTTCAGTCGCTTGCTGCTGAATTATCAAATAAAGTGAGCAAAGATTACTCAGGAAAAGTAATGATAGACATTACAAATCCTACTTATAATTCTTTTTCTAACGTGCAGCGAACGGATGAATTCGGAAATATTTCGTTAGCCAATGAATGGGCTCCGTGGGGCATGGCTTTATATTTAAAGAATAAAAAAGGCTTTTCATTTGAAATACCTTACAAACCAACAATTAACAACCCGAGTCAGTGTGTGGATAACTGCGTAATAATAAGCACGGGCTCTGCCATGTTAAAATCCACAACAGATTTTTAATGCTTTAGCGCAGTTCCCCTGCGCTAAATTACCATCTAAGGATGTTCCGGCCAAATAATTTCCGGCGCTTTACTGATATCTATAGCTTGAACTTGTTGATAATACTTCATCCATGTTGTCAGCAAGGCCTTATCTGAATCAGTAATGATCCCCAATATTAGCTGCGTCTGCCACGGCTGAGTGTTGGTATTTGCTTCAGCCAATAACGCAGACTTTATAGCCTTCGCGTCATCAACTGTAAGGAGAGCAGGTTTTGGCTCCCCCTGTATTACCTTTCCATCAACGTATTTTGAGTCTTGCCCAATAGACTCGAAAACGTCATCGTTAACTTCCTGAAGCTGAGCTAATATATATCCTTCCGCTTCCAGTTCGTTTACCGCGACCATCATTCCGGTAACGTAGCCGTCGTCATCAGTCTGAACAAAATATCGAATAGGGAGCGGCACAATCTCTTCAGTTGCCTGAACTTCGTTGATTTCATCAGTCATTTTTTAATTACCACACAGCCAAAAGGTTAACGTTTAAAGCCGCGCCATTGTTGAAGATACCGCAGTTATTAGCCCCAATGCCATTCAGCCAGCACTGGAAAGCGCCATTAATTGCGGTGACGAACACTGCAGGCGCTGCTGAAAATCCAGCTGGGAATGTCCATGTAGTTGTAGTATTTGCCGCAAGTGTCAGGTTCTGTCTGCACCACTGCCCACCACCGGGCATTTTTGTCCATGCCCCATTTCCATTAGTCCCTGACTGAAACTGATCTAGCCTAACAGCATGCGCCGCTGAGGTCGCACCACCAACAGAAAATTGAGTGAACTGATTCCCAGCAAGAGCGGCATAGCCCTGTAAAACAAAATTCAGGCGGTCATTGTTAACGCCATATGAACCCGTGCCATTATTCGCCATCTGAAATGACTGGCTGGCATCACCGTTCAGACCAGCCTTCAGCTTCAACCCAGAATTAAGAAGAGATACAGGAACTGCAGCATTGTTATCGTCCGGCGCACTTGCGACCCTAAAAGCCTGAGTTGAAGAGCCTGATTTGAGTGCTAGTATTGCTCTAACGGCTGCTAAAAGCTGATCATTTTTATTTCGATCAAGAATGATTCCAGCAGCCTCAATCACACTACTAATCTCCTCCTGAACTGAATCAAAAAAAGGAGCATCAAGGGCAGTGGGAAGCTCTCCTGTCTGCGGGTTCCCGCCCGTAAATCCGTTCTTACCGGCACCAAACTTATCTTTCTGGGCTGTAGGTGTGTCAATACGATGCATAATTACTCCAGGTATTTGAAAATTACATAAGTGTGCGACGGAGCCAGCTTCGTCAGTACGCATTCGGCAATGGTGTCGCCCCACATGCGCAGACTGTCGGTGCTGTTGCTGATAGCCGTCATATCAGTGATCTGCGTAGCGGCTGGCATGTTAACCTGCCAGTAGTAACGCCAGTCGTCGCTAAAGAGTGAATCAGTGCAGTCAGACAGGCAGGTAAACTGGCTTTTGTTGTAGCGGGTGATTGTGACGCCGGTGTAACCCAGAGCCTCAAGCTGAGCCAGATAAAAAGCTTCGTTGATGCCACCTGCCAGATTGAGCTTTGCATCAAGACGTTGACGCCGCTGCTGCAGGGTCTGCACGCCCGGCGGTGCGCAGCTGTCAGGCAGTCCGCTGATATTTTCATAACGGTCAATCAGCTCAGTCACTGAGCGCGGGTCGGTTTCCAGCATCAGGGCATCTGCGCGCCCATGCACCGCTGCCAGTGAGGGAGCAAATCCGGTTAGCATCAGGTCATCACTGTCCCACGCAGGGCCGCGAGGCAGCAGCGCACCCAGCATCTGCCGGTACTGCGCCGTTAAGTCCATGATATTGTCCCCACCACGCCCACCTCACCTTTCGCGATGGTGACATCAGCTGCCGGGCTGACCAGCGTGTGGCTGTATTCACCCGTTGCGATGCTGATAGCCTCACTGATGCGTGATGGCTTCAGCACGCTGTCCGGCCCGCCATCGCGCAGCATCATCGAACGCAGTTCAGCCTCAACGGCATACCGCACCGCCGTGGTGTCCGGGTTCAGCCGAATCTGGAAATTAACCGTGTGAGCCGCTGGAGCAAAGACGTAGATATCTGCACCGGCCACCGGGGCCAGCGGTTCAATGTACGCTTTGACAGCAGCCACCGTGGCGGCGTCGGGGATAGGGTTTATCAGGTCGCTTTTTGCCACCATGACGCCCACCGTTCCCCGTCCGCTCCAGTGCCGGTAAGTCCAGGCGCGTGTGATGCCCGGCACCTCTTTAGCCCATATCTCATAATCACCGTCAGCGCCGCCCTGCGGGGTCCAGTACCATCGCTCGATGATGCGTGCCCGCCAGACTTCGAGGTCTTCAGCATCCGCGCCCCCCTGAATGCTGTCGGCCACTCCCGCAGACGTCAGGCCGGTGATAGGGCTCACCAGTCGCATCGCCAGACCATCATCAGTATTGCCGGACTTTCCAGCCGCATCACAGATAACCGGTACGCGCAGCAAGCCCCCTGCTGACGTGGCCGCTGCTGTTGTGGTGTAGGAGGTCAGATCATCACGCTGGATAGTCATACCGGCCGGAACGGTTATATCTTTTGCAGTAACGTCCCAGCGCACGTATCCTGCAGCCGCTGTAGCCGCTTTGCGCGGGCATCGCTTCATGTTGGCATGCCGCGTCAGCCATTCCTCATCTGCCAGGTCAGGCAAAAGGTTACGTGCCAGATAATCGATATAGCCATAAACGGTGTGTACCGCCGCTGCCTGAACGCGCCCATAAACTTCAGCGTCGTTGCGGCGCAATGCCGCCAGCGTCGAATCAGCTGCCAGTCGGGTAAGAATATCGTTGCGGACGGTGGTGATTAACTGAGGGAGTGTCGGGCGGGTAAATCCACTGTCAGCCATTAAGTTCACTCCATAAATCGTCAAAGGAAAATGCCGTGCGGTTGCCGTCTTTCTGGCTGATAACTACTGAGGCACTGAGTGTGTTAATGCCGGTGCGCTCAGCCTTCACGTCCACCCTTATCGCTACGCCGTCATCCACCAGCCACTGAAGCGCCTGACTGATATATTCACGCGCTTTGAGCGGCGTTTTATTGGTGAGTTTCTGTCGGCAGAGAAGATAAAGGCGGGAACCGATGCGGTCATTCTGCACGGTAGGGAAGCTGTCGCCCCACCAGCCGTTATCCTGCTCCGGGTTATCGTCAGGCTCAGCCTTTCGCCAGGAGAACAATGAGATAATGACAGCGCGTGTCAGAGGATCAGGTGTCCACTTCACATCACGCTGGACGCCATTAATCATAACTATCATGACGCCTCCATTTTCTGCGTGGGCGCGTCGGTAGTGCCGCCACCGTAGCCGTTCTCTTTGTGCGTGTGACCGTTATAGGCTATGCGCATGGCTGACATGGTCAGCCCGGAAGAATCGCACCTGTCTTTGATTTCGCCGGTAGATTCGATGTCCATTTCAAACCGGGCCTTTGGCGCGTTGGTAAAGGTGATCGGCTTGCCTGCGCCATTGACGACAATTCCTGAGCGGGTCAGCGTCACCGACTGCCCCTGATCGTCATATACCGCTACTTCGCCAGACGTCAGACCTTTGATACGGAATCGACGGTCAGAGACAACCAGCACAACGCCGTGTGATCTGTCACCATCAAAGTAAGCGGCAACGGCTTCAGCGCCAGTGAGCGGCGCGGCGGTGAACCCGTATGGCTCCATGTGCTCAATGTCGCTTTTTCCCTCGCCCCCGGCCATTTCAACCTGAAGCATCTGACACTTTGTGGCCGTGCTCAGTCCGCGAACCACCGCACGCGCCAGCAGGTTTGACAGCGCACGGCCAATGCCTGAAATCGGGTTAGCCATCAGAAATCATCCTCTTCTTTCTTTTTCTTGCGCTTGCCGGGTTTCTCTGGCTCAGGGAGATAAGCATCCGGAGGTCCTACGCGGATTTCGGTTATGGTGCCGTTTTCATCCTGCTGGTAGGTCACCTCGGCGATCACCATCTGGCGATTGTTAAAACCCAGAACGGGGTCAAAGACGATCACCTGCAGGTTTGGCAGCCAGAGTGAGCCGTCACCCTGCCGCCAGCCCTGCACGGTGTAGGTCACCTCATCGGTGCGTGCAGCACGCTGGCGCATCTCAAATTCTGCACGGGCGCTGCAGGTTGCCGTAGTAGCGTTGCCGGTCTGGCGAATAATCATCGGGCGGTAGCGCTTCAGGCCGCCATCTATAGTCTTTGAGCGGATGGCCGTAGTTGTGGCCTCGCCAAAGTCGTCGTCGTTCCCCTTGCGCTGACCGGACACCTGATAGTCGCTGAACCGGTCCCGGATGCTTTTCTCGGTGTCGCACGAAAGAATATTTTCACCCAGCACCAGTGCAGTGTGTGCCTGCTGACTGCCAATGCCGCCGATAACAAGATTCCCCAGCGCGTTGTCATATGCCAGCGCCTGCTGCAGCCCGAGCATTTTATTCAGCACGTCCATGACCGTTTCGCCCTGGTCGGCCTGAATGCCCTGAAGCGCACCGGACGCACCTCCCGCATCCAACACCTTTATGCTGAATGGCTTTGCCAGCTCGGCGGCCACCTGCGCCAGCGAACGACCGGCATACTGCGACGGCGTGGCTGAGCAGTCGATGAGGTCAGCCGTTTTGCTGCGCCCTGATATCCCCACGTTGATGCTGCGTGCGTCATACCGGACAGGTGTCGCCTCGATATAACCGGTCAGCACCTTGTCGGTGCCTATCAGGACTTCAACGAGGTCACCGTTTTTGATGCGGGTACTGCGCACCGCCTGGTCGGTATCGCCGGGCCAGCTGCGGGTAATCTCAACGGTAAAGTCGCGGGCGATACGTTCAATACCTGCGGCGATCCTGACCGAAGTCCAGCCGCCCCACTCCTGACCGTTTACCCTTAAAATAACTGTGTTATTCATCGTACCGGCACCCTCAGTAACTGAACCGGCACGAAACCGGGATGGCGGATGCCGTTACGCGCCGTGATGTCACCTGCTCGCGATGCGGAGTCGAACCAGTCTGCGGCCAGCACCAGCGCGGGCATGACCTGCGAAGGTGTGCGCTCCGTCATGCGCTCGACCTGCTCCAGGCGGGCTGATATATCGCGGTTAACGTCTGTTCTTACCGTCACCAGTGCCTGATAAAGCCCATCATCTGAAACGCGCTCCATTTCAAGGTCAATGGCCTCATTGAGACTGTCACGCACCTGCGCAAGGTCATCCCATGAAATAATTGAGCTGTTATCCAGAGAGGTCGTCACGCCAGATGATGCGGAAACCGTCGCGGTCGCTGACGTATCAGTATCTGAAGCGGCATTACCAGAGTCGGGCCGAATATTGCTGACGGCTGGATGTGATACCAAAACCGGCTGCTGGGGGTCCTGCTGGCGCGTGACGGTGCGGATTGCTGGCTGCGGAAGGCTTATGACGGTGGCAGCTGCCTCGCTGATAGCCGTGGTGCGTAACGCCTGCGCCACGTAATTTCGCTGTGTGGTCTGCGCCTGAGCAGTTTTGCTGTCCGTTTTCCACACTCCACGCGGTGCAAGACCGGAATCAACCGTGACACCGGTCAGGCCCTTAATCATCGACATGAGGTCAGAGGCATTGCCGGTCAGCCGCGTTCCGGCGCGCCACATGGTCTGCAGGCGGTTAACAAAGCTCATGCCACTGGATGGCGGTTTAAGCAGCACCGATAAATCCCCCTGCATCAGTCGGGATGCAGCGCTGATGCCAGAGTCAACATACTGAAAGGCACTGGTCACAGTACTGAACATTCCCGCTGCATCATCCAGCACGCCGTCCTGCAGGAAGTCCGGCATGCCGTCCATACCAAAGGCACCGAATGCTGATGATATGGCATCATCAAGAAACGAAACGGAAGAGGATAATTTCTGGCCGGTTGCCAGCCCCGCGGTCGGGAAAGACAGTTCGCCGGACTCTACAAAGCTGAAGCTGACGCGGCACATGCGCCCTTCGCTCTGCGAGTGACTGACCCGCACGGCATCATCTACAACTACGGTCATTTCGCCGTAATAGGGATGAACCAGCGTACATGATCCCGGCTTTTCAATAGCCTCAATCAGCCGGTTGCGTTGCTCAAAGAAATCATCGCCAATCAGGTAGGCCTGAACGCTGAAGCGGCGAGTTGCCCGGCCTAAATCCTCCGCCCACGGCTTATCGCGGTTCGGATACTCATGCACCTGCACGCGACGGCCAAATGTTGCCTCATCGCTGTCCACCTTAAATGCGATGCCACGCAGTGAGGCATCCTGCAGATTATCTTTCCAGGCCATGACTTACTCCGGACATAAAAAAACCCGCCGGAGCGGGTTATTGGTTCGAGAATCGGCTGTATCCAACATCATAACTAAGCCAGGGAGTTGCGCTACCAGCTGGAGCAGCAACACGCATTCCCGGCGGCGCATTCTCAAAATTGACCTTCAACTCTCCTGCTTGCGGTCGGCCAGCAGAGGATGGGCGATCAAGACCCACTTTAGGATCGTACCGACCTTCAGGAATAGGATTATCCATCCCGAGTATTTCACGGAGCCTCGGGAAGAAGCCGTTATAACCCCGCTCCCGTTCTTGTGACTGCATCCGGTTAACCAGAAACTCACCCTTACTTACGCCTTGGGCATTTGCCTGCTTGTCCAAATCCTGCAGCTGCTTCAGGAGTGAGATTGCTATGCCAATCGTAATGGTCATTGCGCCGAGGCGGCTGATTTTACCCAGCAGGCCAGACAGTGAACCTGCCAGATTTACCGCCTGCTGCAGAGAACCGATAGTTTTAATGGCGAAAGAACCGGCCATTACCGCACCGATTCCCTCAATAACGGTCTGCCACCCCCCCATCTCCTGAGCAACATTGTCTATCTCAGTCCAGACCTGCTTAACGACCGGGCCAACCTGATCCCAGTTGTTAATTATCAGCAATGCACCGGCAGCAAGAGCAGCGATAGCCAGTTTGGCAGGGGACAGGTTCATTACCATATTAAGCACTTTAAAAGACTGCGAGACAGCCCCGACAGCCGCACCCACTGCAATCAAAGAGATGGCAAATTTCGCAACCGATCTGACCAGCTCGGGGTTGTCTCTGACAAACTTTTCCGTCTGTTTTATGTAGGGCATGAGTGCAATAACACCCTGCTTAAGATGCGGCGTAAGGGCATCACCCAGCGCCAGGCTTACAGCAGTTATGCCGTTCTGCATCAGTGTGAGTTTGTTTTCGGTAGTGTCTGCGCGGGAGTCATACTCCTTCTGCATTGATCCAGCATACTGCTGGGCATCCGCAACCTTATCGAAGTTTTTGCGTAACAGGTCGAGATTAGTAAGCAGTGGTGCAATTGATTTAGCTGATTCCCGCCCAAACAACCACTCAAGTGCTTTTGACTTACTGGCTTCAGGTAGCTTATTGAGCCCCTCAAGCACCTTCAGCATGGTTGCTCTTGAATCCTTCACCATCCCGCTGGCAAGCGACTTAGACGTAAACCCGATTTGCTTCAGAACTTTTTTTGCATTGCCACTGCTCGCATTAGACAGTGAAAGCATGAAGTTCTGGATACCAGTGCTGGCTACTTCAGACTGAACACCCATCCCTGCGATGGTGGCACCCAGCGCGGCAAGATTGCCCGTAGAAACGTGGTTCACCGCCGCAAGAGAGCCCACGCTGGTGACTATTTCAGAAATTTTAGCTGCGCTGGCAGGCCCGGTATTACCAAGGTAGTTCACCTTGTCCGCCAGGCCGACAACATCTTTCTGCGTCATTTTGAAAGCGGTTCGCCAGGTGGCCATCATCTGCCCGGACTCTTCCGCAGTCTGGTCAAACGCAATACCCATCTTGGCCGCATCTTCCGCAAACCCGACAAGCTCATTTCGGGCAATACCTGCCTGCCCAGCTGCAGCAACAATCTGACCGATGCCGTCGGCTGTGATCGGTAGCTTCGTTGACAGGTCAATAACGTCCTGGCTCATCTTCCTGAAAGCGTCAGCGTTATCAAGGCCGTCAACGACCTTGCGGATATCAGCCATCGTTGATTCAAACTTAATGGCCTGATTTACGGGGATAGCCAGCGCACCCAGAATGGATGCGCCAATAGCTGTTGCCCCGACAGCAAGCGATGAGAATTCCTTCTGAAACCCTTTTAACTGGCGCTGCATCCCTTTCATCGGGCCGGTGAGCTGGTCTACGGCCGTGATGATAGCCTTTAACTGAAAGCTGTCAGCCATTCTTTATTTCCTCGCTTATGCGTAATGCCTCTTCCTCAAGCTCCAGAAAATCGGAAAGAGCTGACCGCTTCAGTTCAAGAGGGTTTATTCGCCAGAAGTGAGCGACGTTGTAACATCGCTGCCGGAGATTTCTCCCGCTCCCGAGCCGGTAAAAAAACCCAGAATCGTCATTGAGGCTTTGAAAATATCAATCTTCGCCATCTGGCTGGCAGACGATCGAGGGACCCCGGCCAGCACCGGGATATAGCGCAGTGATACTGAACTGTCGATTTTGATATTTCCTTCACTGCCAATGGTGAACGGAAAGCCGATTTGTTCGATCTCGTCAAACGATGGCTCACGCAGTTCCAGCACATGAATAGTCTCACCATGCGCCGTAATGGGTTTTGAAAGCTGAAGTTCACTCACTGATAGAATCCTTCTGAGCCGTGGAATTCGAGGTCAACCGTACCCTCTTCCGCATTGTGGTTGGCTTCACCGAACTGGAAAGCTTCAGACAGCACGTAAACCATGCCGTTAGCCAGTTCGGCGGTGATGGTCATCTGGTCTGAGTCCATCAGCTTGGTGACCGGAAACGCTTTCGGCACCTTAAAAGTGCCTTTGACGTAAGGTGCGCGGTGCGTCTCTTTGTAATCCACGTCACCGGCCAGGCCGATCACGTCATCACGCACCCTGGTGTTCATCGGCACCTCAATGCCGCCGGTCAGCGACAGCTGCTGGCCGTCCACCTTGACGTATGCTGTACCCGCAATCTTTGACATTACGCGCTCTCCTCGCTGTATTGCAGACGGAACTGATTAAGCAGCGCAAAGACGCGCAACTGGTTAACGTAATCCGGAGGGAACAGGACATCCACGCGGGTCGGGTCGCTTACGTTGCGTTCAACCACCAGATGCTGCCTGAAGAGATCGAAGTTCTCCACAATGCCTGCCCGCTCCATGGAGCGATAGCTGGCGCACATTTCACCTTTCAGCACGGCAGGCGTTACGATAGCCTGACCCGGCCCGAAGCGCGTTCCGTCATTTGCCAGCTTATGGCGCGGGTACTTACTGGTGATGATGCTTTTCAGCTGCCGGATAACGTAGGCGCTGGTATGCAGTGTTTCACTGTCCAGATAGCTGTTGTCTGCCACGCCGTAGGCGTTGCGCTGATAGGTGGTAATGTCGCGCTGAATGCGCAGCACGCCGCTCTCGGCGTACGCTGTGGCGATACCATGCTTCAGCAGGGACTGCTGCTCAGTCAGGGTAAAGCGGCTGCCTGCCGGTGCCGGTAATGCGCCTGACAATTCACCGGTCTGCGTCGGGCGTGCCGGATCAACGCGGATAAACACGGCGTTACGGGCGGTGCGCAGTGCAACCAGCTCATCCGCTGCCGTCTGAACAGCAGGCTCATAACCGGCTACGGTAATGTGTTGGTTGTTCATGGTGTCGCCGAAGGCCACCAGGTCAGACAGCGTGCCGATTTTTGCCGTGTAGACGTGGCCGTAAAGCTGACGTGCATAGCCCCAGCGTCCGGAAGAGTCGTTCATTTCCAGTGCCAGCGTCGCCAGCGAGGCGGAATCACTGAACGGCGTGCCAATGAAGTCAAACGGCTCGTCACCCATCGCGGCCACTGTTGCAGCCAGTGACGGTGAGCCCGTACCGCCAGACATCGCGGCAATTGCAACGTTAACGCCGTCAGGGGTGGTTTCACTTCCCGCAGTGCCGTAGTAGTTCAGCGCCAGCGGAATGCTGTTGCCGGTAATGCCTTTGTGACGGGCTGTGAGCGTGACAACGCCAGCTGCTGCGGCGGCGGTCACCGGCAGGTCAGCATTAGCGTTAATGGCAGCGGCCAGCGTCGCGGCCACGGCTGCCGGAGCGTCGCCGGTCACCACGGGGGCCTGGACCCGTACCGCGCCGATATACAGGCTGAGCGAACCTGAAGCCTGAGCATTGCCGGTCAGCGTCACGGTGCCTGTGGCGGCTTCGCCTTCCGGCTCGGTCACTGCGATAACCCATAGCTCACCAAACGGATCGACAGCGCGATAGCGTGCCACCATACGGGCCAGCTGGCTGCCACGGCCTGCAACCCTGCCCGCCAGCGCGGCAGACGGCATGATGGTGAGTTTATTTTTTGTGATGGTGCTGTCGGCTGAGGCGAAGCCAATCAGCAGCGACGGGCCGCTGCTCTGTGTGGTGTTCGCTTCGCTGTTGTCCATCTCCGCCCAGAACAGCGGTACGCGGAGGTCTGACGGAATAGTGGGGAACGAGACTGACATTATTCACCGCCCTTTTTCTTGGGGTCAGCAGCAGGCTTTTCTTTTTCCGCGCTGACTTCTTCGACATCACCATCCGCAATGCGGCGGTGCCAGTAGCTGCTTTCTTCGACGTTCCGGCCTTCTGAAGGCAGCAGATCGCCCCGGACAGGGTCAGGAACTGACCGCCCGCGCTTGGGTCTGATTTGCATGATTTACTCGCTGAGGTTGATTTTGGTGTGGTGCTCAATGATGCCGTCAGGACCGTTGCCCGGTTCGATGTAATCAACGTCGATTTCCACCGTTTTCAGCTCGTCCAGAGCGTTAAGATCATCCTGCTGGCGCGTGTCTTCTTCGGTGATTTCCCGCGTCAGCATGAATTCGAACTGGTAATAAAGGCGGCCCCGGTCCATATCCAGCAGCTGACCGCCGGAATACGCCACCGGGCCTGCGTCGGAATCAGGCTCCCAGCCTAGAAGCGCCTTCCAGATTTGCTGCCGGACATCGTGCACGGCGTCATACCCGGCTGCCTGACCGCGCTCGTCGCGCGTATTGTCCAGCACCACGACTACCGCAAAACCTTCAGTCACGTTCTGCCAGTAGTCAGTCAGGGACTTCTGCTCAGCGGTGACGTCTTCGGTCGGCACCACATACGCCGCCGGCAGACGCATCTTTCCTGTTTCAGGGATGGCTTTAAATTCAGCCGCCCCGGCGACGTTGCCCGCGAACATCGGACATCGCGCCCGGAGTGCAGCGATCACCAGTGATAGTTTCATTTCTTTTTCCTTTCAGGCCGCAGGGAGGTTCGCAGCGCACGACTAAGGACGTAGCGCGTCCACGTTTTGCGCGCCTCCAGTACCTCGGTCATGTAGTTTTTACGCGGAGCAACGCGCCAGCCATTACCGCCGGATTTTCCTTTGTGGTGACTCTTTTTGCGTTTAGCGCCACGCTTGACGCCGTAGAACAGAAACGCCGGGTAGAAGTCACCCTCAATGAGGCGGTTGCCTTCGCCCCGCTTCTGGTTTGGCGCGATACGTACCATCAGGCCCGGACGGCTTTTTGATGCGCGGGGAACGTAATAGCCGATAGACCGCGCCAGCCTGCCGGTTCTGAATCCCGGATACTCGCCCGGAGCAGAACGGCCACGCCGCATGACCAGACGCCGTGCATCACGCATGTGAACCTGACCAATATGAATGAACGCGCGGCGCATTTTAGCCCGGTTAAAAATGAGGTCTTTAGGCTGCTGAAAATCGACGTGCAGAAGCGGCTTAGCCATACATCTCTCCTTCACGCCCCACAGCGCCCAGCTCCTCGCACTCCAGCAGCAGATAGCGACCCGCAGAGTTGAGGTCGCGCAGGCGCTTAACGCGATACACGCACCCGCTGTAAACCACCTCAAAATCGGAAGTGATGCCCCGGCGATAACGGATGGTCATGTAGTGGGTAATGGTTTCATCAGCCTGAACGGATTCATGATAGGTGGTGGCCCCCACCTGCCGGACCTTCGCCCACACATCCTTTTCATTCTGATAGACCGGTTCTGTGCCGTAATCCGCTGCCGCCAGGTCGATGCGCTGGCGCAGGTGAATGCGCTTATTAAGTTCACCGGGGTCGGGCAGCGTGAATATGGCACTGGTGTTTGATGAGCGTCGCTGCATGCTAATACCCCGATACCGGCAGACGTCGCGAATAGAGCAGGAACTCAAACGCCTGGGGCGTCTCCGTCATCTCCAGCTCTGAAACTGAACTACGATGCTCATACCAGTGGCTGACCAGCATCAGCAATGCAAGCCGGATATCTTCAGTAATAATCATGCCATCGGTATCCAGCGGTGCAATATCAGCCACCGTTTTATACAGATTACGGTTGAGATAGGTCACCGCCTTTGCCTCGGCGGCCAGAGCAAAAAGCTCAAGCAGCCGATCTTCTTCCGTGAAGTCGCTCTCCAGTCGGCACTGCTGTTTGATTTCTTCAAGTGTCAGCAGCATGGTAACGCCTTATTTTTTAGTTTTTTCTTTCGCCTCAGCTGCCGCTTTCGCTTTGGCTTCCGCGTCCGCTTTTTCTCTGGCTTCTGCCTCTGCCTGAGCCTTAGCATCGGCTTCGGCTTTTGCTCTGGCTTCAGCTTCAGCTTTTTCCTTCGCTTCAGCTGCCGCTTTCGCTTTGGCGTCATCGTCAGCCACTACCCGCGCGTAACCTTTTTTCACCAGCTCGCGGCCATGCTGCTCCGTGGTTTCAATCGTGCCGCCTTCAGGAACGACAACACCTTCGTGATAGTTGGGCCGGACAAGAGTCAGTTTCATCGTGCTTTCTCCGTGAAGCGGCCCGCAGGCCGCCGTGATGGGTTACGCGCCAGCCGGAGCAGGAGCGGTGAACGAGCCATAAATGAAGGCTTCAGGGCGCTTAACCGCCAGCGCCAGACGCTCTTCGCAGCGAATTGAGATCATGTTTTTCTCAAAGTCGTCGGCGTTCTCAGTTGAGATGACCACGTTGGCCTCTTCACGATCAAAGAGCTGTGCGGCAGCATTGAACGCACCGGTAAGGAATTTCCCTTGGAATGCGGCAGTTTCGGTGGCCACAACTGGCAGCCCCCAGAGTGTCGGGCCGGTCAGCGCAGCCGGATTTGCCAGGATATAGCGGCCCAGCGTGTCTTTGGTCAGCTCGATTTTGGCCCAGTCGATAAAGTGCAGAATGTGGCCCGACGCAGGGAAACGCGCCAACTGTGCCTGAAGCATCGCCAGACGCAGGTCATCAATACCGCTCTGATTTGCGACTTCGAACGCGGCCTCAAACGCGGTGGCCTGAGGTACAATGCCGTGCAGATGTGCGCCTTCGGTGCCGTCGCCAAAAAGAATCTCCTGCTCTTCGACATACTTCAGGCCGAAGCGCATTTCTGCATCGATGGTTGACTGAAGCTGCGGCATGTCGTCAAGGATTTGCTTCGCGGCTTTGAACATGTGAGCGATAGTGACTACCGGCGTGATTTTGGTGGCAAACTTGATGCCGCTGTACGGCTTGGTCGTGCCCTCAGGCACCACTTTTGCGGCATTGGTAAAGCCTGTCTGCTGCACCCAGAAAATAGCTGGAGACGAGGTGCGACCGGGGGCAATCAGATCGCGGATAAACAGGCGCTGTTTTGGCTGCGTATCAATACCCGGCAGGCGCTGTGGCTCAACAACACCATCGGCAACGTCCGCTGAAAGCAGTGCAGCATTAACCGGAATGCTCAGGCGGCGGTTTCCCTCAATGCTGGCGGCGAAAGACTTGAGCGCTTCGCTGCTGATCACGGTCTGACCGACGGTTTCGATGACCTTTTTTGCGTTAGCCAGTGGCATCTGCGCAACGTGCTGTTCCAGATCGCCCAGCGAAGCTTTCAAGGCCTTGTTAGCCTCCGTCAGCGCGTTAAACTCAGTGGCGATTTTGTCTACAGCTTCCTTGGTCTGGGCAGACAGCTGGCCGGAGTTTTTTGCTTCTTTAAGCGCATCTTCAGCTTTCTGACTGAAGGTGCCGGAGACCTCTTCCAGCTTTGCAGATACTTTTTTCAGTAACTCATTTACATCTGACATGGTAATTCCTTATTTGCCGAACGCGGCCAGCGCGTTTTGAAGTTGAGCAATGTTTTCGGGGTTGATTTCGTCGGTAGCGCCCGGCATACCTTCAGGGGTGGCAGCAGCGCCAGGCTTGCCGCCGGTTAATGCTTTAAGAAGTTTTCGACGCTCGGAGCGCGGCGCATCGGTTTTTGCCAGCATCGCGTCCAGCTTGCGCAGCGCAGCCGCCGGACTATCGTCGCCGTCAGAAATCTCATCTGCCGCCAGCAGGCGATCCGCAAAACCTTTTTCAACCGCATCGCTGCCGCCGATATAGGTTTCAGCATTCATCATCGCGTCGATGGTGGCGGCATCCAGACCGGTACGCGCGCCATAGATATCGTTCATTGCCTTATCAAAAGGCACCATGTCGGCCGCAATCTGCTGCAGGTCGTGACGATTGCCCATCGCATACACCCAGCAGTTATGGATCATCAGGAAAGCACCCCGACCAATCTGGACCTCATCACCGGCCATCGCGATAATCGACGCAGCAGAAGCGGCGAGGCCCAGCACTTTAACGGTGACTTTCCCTTCGTATTCACGCAGCAGGTTGTAAATCGCCAGGCCTTCAAACATGTCGCCGCCGGGCGAATTGATATTCACCGTCACGTCAGCACCGCCGATTGAGCGGAGCGCCGCCGCGATGCGGCTGGCGGTAACGCCGTCGCCGTACCAGTCAGCGCCAATTACGTCGAACACGGAAATGCTGTTTTCATCACTCTTTGCGGCTTTGATACCGCCGTTCCAGCGCTCCATTGCAGAGGACGGCAGGTCGCGATTTTCGCGCGCAAAAGGCCGCCCCTCCGGCGCTGCCGGAAGACTTTTAACTGTCATTGGGGTTGCTCCTAAGCCGCCTGTTTAAGCGGTGATTGTTCGAAAGGAATGTCCGGGAAAACGGCGTTGTGAACTTCACGCAATAGTGTGGCCCTTGCGGTGGTGCTGTTTTTGCGTAAGTCTTCAAGCGGTGTCAGATTCAGCTGCACGGTGTAGATATCACCACCCTCAATCGGCGGCAGATTCTCCAGACGGCGCACGTCATTACGGGACATCCAGCCGTTCTGCAGCGCAGTGGTGTAATAAGCGGAGCGTCCGGCGCTGTCGGCACGAAGCAGGCCTTCAACGGAGAACTCAGCAAACAGGTCTTCATCACCGTTCAGCAGGCAGCGTGAAATCTCCTGCTCAATGTTCACCAGCATCGGGCGCAGCGTATTCGTCAGGAACAGCAGGTTCATGCCTTCAACGCTCGACGCCCAGCTGCTCTGCTTATCAACGTGACCCACCATAAACGGCGGCACGCGGAACCAGCGGCAGATTTCCTCAATGCTGAATGATCGTGACTCCAGCATCTGAGCATCTTCAGGGTTAAGGGTAATGCCCTGATAGGACATGTCACCCTCAAGGACCATCACCTTGCCCGCGTTTTTTGAACCAACGAACCGGTTGAGGTTTTCGCGGTTTTTCTGGCGCTGCTCTTTGGTCAGCAGGTTCTTTGACAGAAAGAAACCTGACGTCTGAATACCATTTTCAAAAATTTTTGCGGCTGATTCTTCGACCGCCATCGCTGCGCCAAACACGTCTCGCCCGGTGCGCATCGGCATCATTCCGCATACACCATCCAGTCCAAAACCCCGGATGTGCATCATATTTTTAACCGGGATGATGCGCGGTACGCCCTTCTCTGTGTATGTGTACTGCAGTTCGCCGCTGTCCAGCCGCTCCACCTTCATGCTCTGGGGAAGCAGCGGAACCAGTGAGACCAGCCTGGTGCCGATCATCTTTTTCTCAACGTAGGCATTACCCCGCAGACAGATACTGGCAACGACCATCAGCATGAAGCGCGATGGCGTCATTTCGCTGTTCGGGCGGCGGCACAGCAGCTGATAGGCCGGATGATTGAGCGCCAGCTTGCGCGAGCCGTCAGCAGCACGTTCGTAAATCTTCATCGGCAGGGTTGAAACTGACTCGCTCAGCAGGCGCACGCAGGCCCAGACAGAGGCCAGCGCCAGCGCTTTCTCGGCTGTCACAACCTTACCGCTGCTGCTTGTGCCGTACCACTCCTGCCAGAACGCAGCGTCATTAAGCCCAATCGACTCACCGAGCCAGTTCACAATCGCGCTCTTGATGCGACCCGGCTGTTTTTTTTCCTTCATCAGATACCTACCATGATCGGGTCATCAAAAAAATCATCAGGATCGCCGCTGTCCACCAGCACCGCATCCTCCGCTGCGCCGATTGCCATAGCCGAAGCCACCACGCCATCGATGCGGCCGGTGCTTTTCTTTTTGGCAAATATGCGGTTGTCCTTCTGATCAGCCTCAAGCACCGCACAGGCGGCATTCCAGCGCAGGCAGGGATTGGGCCTGATAGTCAGCACCCGGTTATTGAGATGCTCCTCAAACAGCTCGATAGAGCGCGGCATCCATAGCCCGGACTCCTGAGCCTTGTAAAAGCCCTGACCGTGAGGAACAAGGTCAACGCTCACAGACTCGCTTTCCAGCTCGGGCTCCAGATACTTAATGCGGTACTGGTCAAACGCGATGCACTTAATATCGTATCTGGCCGCCAGCTCACCGATGCGCACCGCCACGAAGCCATAATTGACCGCCTTGCCTGGCGGCGCGTGAATAAAGCCGTTACGCAGCCAGGCGTCATAGGGAACGTGGTCCGTTTTGGCGCGCTCAAGCAGAGAATCTTTTGGCGTCCAGAACTCAACCAGCAGTTTTTTGGATTTCGGGAAGTAAAGCGCCAGCGCCGTCAGGTCACGGGAGCCGGACAGGTCCAGACCGCCATAGCACTCTTCGCCTGCCAAATCTTCGGGGTCAAAGTCCTGTTCGCAGTTCATCCAGGTGTCGCTGTCAATCCACGGGTCGGACGCCTCCACCCACTGGCAGAAGTTCAGGCGGCGGACGATGCTCTCTTTTGACGGCATGCCACGCGCCTGTGTCACCTGCTCCCGAAGATATTTGTCAGTGAAGGTCTGGCCCAGCGAAGGGTTAGCCTTCCCCCAGCAGGATTCGTCCTTAAACGGGTCGTCGCCTTCATCCAGCGAACAGATGAAGCTGAAAAAGCTGTCATCCTCCAGGTCTCCGGCGGCAACCTTCCGCCCGTACTCATGGTACTCATAGCAGACGCTGGTTTTATCGTGGCCGCTGTTGGTGATCAGAAACATCAGGGCCTGACGGCGGCCTTTAGTACCGGCACGCATCATCTCTACAACGGCGTTTGTTTTGTGCTCGTGCACTTCGTCAATCAGTGCGCCATGCGGGCGCGGCCCTGACTGACCATCATCTGAACTGATCGGCTTGAAGAAAGAACCCGTCTGCAGGAACGCGAGGTTCCACACGTTCAGACCGGTGCCGGATTTAGTAATGCGCTGCGCCAGCGCGGGCGACTGATCGACCATCGTCACCGCATCGCGGAACAGGATCATCGCCTGGTCTTTTTTCGTGGCCGCCGCGTAAACTTCGGCGCGGGGCTCTTTGTCTGCCATCAGCAGATAAAGACCAACTCCGCCCGCCAGTGGCGATTTACCCGAGCCCTTACCGGACTCGATATAGCTCATGCGAAAGCGGCGCGTGCCGTCTTCCGCTTTCCAGCCGAACAGGGAGCCAACAATGAAACACTGCCACGGCAGCAGGATGAAAGGTTTCCCCTCATGTTCACCGCCATTCAGCTTCAGAACCTGAGCAAAGAAGTTAACGACGCGCGTTACCGCTTCAACATCCCAGAACAGGCCGCGCTTCGGACCCTCTTCCAGATCGCGAAGGTGACGGGCACAGGCGGCTCGAATGTCCGGACCGGCAATAACCGCACCACTGGTAACGTCCATTGCGTACTGAGTCGCCGGATCAACCGAAGAACTGGTTGAGCGGGTCTTCTTCTTTTTCTCCATCATTCACGTTCACCTTTGACCGGGCAGCCGGTGTCAGGCCGAACTCTACCAGGTAGCTTTTGAATCGCCGGTCTGCATCAGCCAGCATTGAAACAGCCGGGTTGGCTTTTATCAGAAATCCACCTTCGGTCTGGACCGTGTAGGTTCTGCCCTCATCCGCAATTGTGATCCGCAGCTGAAGAATGTCAGCGTAAATATCGCAGAGCCTTTCCAGCGCCAGCACATCGGCAACGGTCAGCACGCCCATCCCGTCGAGCAGGACAGTCAGCTTTCCCCACGCTACCTTTCCCCAGTCAGTGAGGTGTGCCGGCGGGCTCGGGATTTCTCTTGCGGGTGAAGGTTCTTTGTCGTTGAGTTTTCGCTTGCCCGGATTGCCGGTAACGACCTTAAGGTGGGTCGGTTTTGGTCGTCTACCGGCCATAAAAACCTCCCAGAAAAAAACTTTTCATTTCGCGGTTGTGCATAAAAAGGGGGGCGGGCGGTCAGGAGGTCGCTATCCCCTGAACTCTGCACCCGCCCTCCCCGGTGATGATGATAATCGCTCTCATCTGGTCGAGACCCCTCTCATTCATGATGGGGAGTGATATTCATTCTCATTTGTGCCAATGGGATGACGGATCGAGGGGCAGGCCATTCTCATCGCACCCTATAACGTGACCGCGCTTTTCTTCGCGCTGCTTGGTCGAGTCGTGATGCTGCTTGCAAAGAGGTTGCCAGTTGGCTTTGTCCCAGAAGAGCTTCTGAGCCTTCGCTATCTCGTCCTGCTTGCCACCATTGATCGCTTCCTTCAGCCTGTGCGGCTTGATGTGGTCAACCACAGCTGCTGCAACTGCCCTGCCCTGACGGTGACACATGAAGCAGAGAGGATGTGACTTTAGGAAAGACAGCCTGGCTTTGTCCCACCTACTGTTATAAATGCGTAGTTCTGACATGACTAAACCCAATTAAAACAGCGATATTTAATTTCTGATGTAAACTATAACTCAGCGCAACTAAGTGTTGCGCGGGCTGTCCATTCGTTAACTATCTTAGGAGCATAATCATGAAGGCAATAATTCTATTGGCTTCCATTTTACTTGCTGCTTCAACTTCAGGTTATAGCAGCGCCGACCCATTATTATCCCCGAGAACAGATATTTTGGTTTTTAATAGTGAGGGTGTAAAAGTTGTCAAAACTGGAATGAATGTTTCTGGTGGTTGCACGCCAACTAAGACTTACATTGAATATTACAAGTGCAACGATAATATATCAAAATCAAGTACATGTAGCGTTTGGACTGATATGGAAGGTAAGCAATGCAGAGTGACCTGCGAACCACACACTTGCCCTGCAGGAATCTAATAATAATATGAATGGCATAACTATGTACGGTTATGCCATTTTTCTAAGGAGCCTAAATCATTAAATTGATTATGAATTCCTTATTTCCCTTGAATTTTGAGGATGGCATTTCTGTCTGTATTACACTGGCCCAATAAGCTATATAACTCTGCGTTGAGGCTCACGCTGTCACCGAACGTCATATCCTGTGATGGCGCGGGAACGTCAATCTGACTGGTAAGCTCAGCCGGAAGGTTTAGCTGAGGCTGCTTTACTGTCCGGTACTCCACCAGCGGCTTTTGCTGCGTCCCGCAGCCGGTCAGCAGCATCAGGGGGAACAGGAGCAACAGCACACTTGTCCGCCGCCAAGTATCGTTTAATTTCATTCTGTAGTTTCCGGTTCTGCTGGGCTGTCACGGCACGTTGCTCTGTAACCTGACTCATCACTTCGTTTTGCTGCTTAACGGCTGTCACCAGCTCAGTGACGCTTGATGCCAGGCCATCATTCTTAGAACGCAGATCGTTAATCTGCTCGTCTTTGCTGTTTGCCAGCTTCTCAAGCCTGTCGTTCGTTGCCTTAAGCTGTGAGTTACTGGCGTTCAGCCCCCACAGCGCCACGCAGATAAGGCCGATGATGACCAGGCCTGAATTGTTTCGGATAAAGCCGATTACGTTGAACATAGAATCCCCTTAGATTTTGATAAGCGGGATTTCCGGTCGTCCAGACCATTGGTGCCACCGTTAATGATTCTGGTGATGCGGATAACATCATCAGAGTCAGCCAGTTCGTTCAGGCCGTTATTCTTCCACCATGCCGCCGCAGACATCGCAGCAAAGCGATAGCCCAGCAATAAATCAGGATTAGCCACCACATCAGCGCCAAGCTGTTTCACAAGGGCTGCATAGTTGGCCTTGCCAGTGATCTGAATCAGACCCCGACCGCGATAGCGGTAACCATCACCTGAAGCAACATCACCATTTCCGTTACGGGTTGCGTAAATGATGCTGGCGATCATCTTCTGGTTAGCCGCATGCATCGCATTACGACCATAGGCGCGGGCCTGCTCAGCGGTAATGCGCTTGCCAAACATGGCAGTCAGCGCGTTCTCGCTGTAGTTCAACCCCTCTTCCACCTTCAGGAACCCGGCAGACTCATGCCCTGTCTGCGCCAGAAAGTGGGCCTGCCGTAATGGCGTGCTTATCTGGAAGGCTGAGAGGCTTGCCGCAATATGAGGAAACCAGGCATCGCGCAGCGCATTACTCACGCCGGTCGCGAGCTGAAAACTACTGGCTGTCAGCATTACTGTCTCCCAGTCGCTTATCTATCTGGCGGCGTATCTTCGTGGACACGTAGTCCACACCGAGGAAGCCAAGGAATACCGCAGCAACCCGCGTAATGTCTTCACTGAAGTGCCAGTTAAACACTGACCCAATTACCTGAAGGCTGGGCTGCAGGAAGAATGCGAAGACGCTGCACATCGCCGCATCAAGCAGGCGGCGCGACCATGCATCTTTCCCAACGTAAGTGGCCCTCAGGATCGCCATGACTCCGGCCAGACCCGCATAGCCGGTTTCGTTTTTGTGGGCGTAAAGCCAGGCGATCAGGCTTGCCCAGAACCCAACGTCTTTGTCCGGCATGCGTTTCATCCTCACCTCCGTTAATTGGCAGGTGCTGTCGGTAGTCAGAAGAATGCGGCAAACCTCCCCATGGCTGAAACTAAAAAGCCAGGGTGTTAAAAGCTCACCAAATAAATACACACGATACACATTATTGCATTGATATGGATGTGTATGGTGTGTATACTCATCTCATCAGTTAACGAGACGGAGGAAGATTGAAAAGTTCGGAACTGATAAAGCTGTTGGAGAAAAATGGCTGGCAACTAGACAGAGTGAAAGGAAGTCATCACCAGTTCAGCCACCCGGATTTCGCTAACATAGTAACGGTTCCGCACCCTAAGAAAGATTTGAAGACTGGTACAGTTCACCAAATCATGAAGGATGCGAAACTTAAATAATCAGGAGCCGCCCGTAAGGGCGCTCTTTATGCGTGAGGTGAATTCATGTTGTATTACGGCGTCGTAGAGATTGACCACGACAAAACAGCCAGCGGTTACTTTCCTGGTATTACCGGCTGCATTTTCGCAGGCGATAATATGCGGGAAGCAATGCAGGATGCTGAATCGGCCCTGAATGCTCACTTCGAGTTGATGGCTGAAAAGGGTCTGACTATTCCCGGAGAGAACGATATGCCTGATATCGATTCAGGTGATTACGGTGAAAGCGGGCTTAAAGTGATGATGATCTGCGTTGATATCGATATCACCAAGTATCTCGGCAAGTCCGAGCGTATCAACATCACCATGCCGCACCTGCTGATCGAAAAGATCGACAGGGCTGTCGGTCAGGATTCCCGATACACCAGCCGCAGCCACTTTATTGCAGAGGCAGCACGTAAAGAACTGTCTCACCGCTAGCCCTATCTTCCTTCGTCTCAGGCCGCGCATAGCGGCCTTCTTTATTGTTCCTAACGCTATACAGCGGTAACTGCATTGCCCGTCGGCATCAGGATTAATCTGGCGCAAACTGGTGGTAATGATTCACCCTCTCAAGCTCTTAAAGCAAGCGCCAATCCGTCTCAGCCAGTTTGAAATTTTGGAGCACCATGCCTGATTCGAACAGACAACCGGCGGATTAGAAATCCGCTGCTCTTTCCTATTGAGCTAATGGCGCAAAATGATCTTTATCAATCAGATATGTTGATGTTTAATAGTCAACCATCTCAGATAAATCTTAACCGGCTAAACAATGGATGAACTTGACGATTTTGAGGAAGATGTAGATCTGGATAACCCGGGCAAACTTATATGGCATGTCTCATGCGATGAGTCTGGTACTGGTGGTGCACGATTTTATGGATATGGCAGCGTTTGGATGCGCTACCAGCGCCGGGGGCAGTTTTCTCAGATTATGCGACAACTTCGCGAAAAGCATAACTGCTACGATGAACTGAAATGGCAGAAAGCACATTCATAACGTAATCAAGAATTTTATGCGGATGTCATAGATATGTTTTTCAGGCATCCCTGGCTGGCATTTCATTGCATAATTGTTCAGAAATCACATGTCGATAAGAAGTATCACAATGGCAATTACGATCTTGCCATGCGAAAACATTTTACAAAACTTCTTACGTCAAAAATTACTAAGGTAATTAAAACACATCCTAATAGGGAGTGTGAATTTCGAATTGACGTTGATCCCATTCCTTCCAGCTATCAGAAGGCTGATGAAGCACTGCTCAAAATAGCCAATAACGTCGTGCTGAATTCAACGGGTAAAAAAGAAGCTATCAAGTATGTAAAGACGAAAGACTCAAAGCATTCTCACCAAATTCAAATCGCTGACTTCCTATTAGGAGCAGTTATGAGTGCTTTCCAGGATAAGGCATCAAACCCACTTAAATTAGAGGTGGCAAAAAATATCGCTTCTTACATAGGTTGGGACGGTTTTCTTTACGATACAATGAACTATGAGAGGAAGTTCAACATTTGGTACTTTTATGACCCGACAAAAGGGCCACGCGAACTTGAAACCAAGCCTGTAAAACTAAAATATCCATTGCCAAAGCGAAAAAATACTCGACCTCCCAGCCGATAAGGTTCGGGTTAACGCTCAATCAAGCGTTTTACGAACTGGGCGGGATCATTGAGATGGTACCGCCCTACTTTTCATCTCAATTATCATACAATTTTAGGCTTGTTTTTTTCGGACAAGGCAGGATTAATGTATTGAAAATCGGTTTAAGGCCAAACGCACAACCGCAGTGCTTCTCACCCATGAAATATGTGTGATGGCCGGCGCTGATCTCCGGCTTATCGGTCCCGGCGGCAAGCGGCTTTACCCGTCTGGTGATCTCGCCTCGTGTACCAATGGGGCATTTCTTTCCGCGCATCAGCCTGCGCATTCACCACAACGAAAAGCGCACTCCCCTATATCCCATGCCTACCGGGGTAAATGTCATCCGCTGGCTCCGGCGTCATGAAATGCGCTTATCTGTTGTAAAAAAGGCCGCAATAGGCGGCCTTGGAATTACGAATCAGTTTCGTAAACTATTTCTGTAGTCTTCTTCAGCCCAGTCATCCTGTAAGCGCTTTGCTTCCAACCTATCGTCTAGAATTCCTTGCAGGACATCCTCTATGGCTGAGTAATCTTTTGGCCGGCGGATCCTGAAATATTTATCTTCTTGTTCTCCATCAATGATTAAGGCTATGGGGTTTTTTATGTCCGCATAAACTGCATAATCATGATAATGCTCTGCTGGTATTCCCGGAGGAGGATCATTAACAATCTCGTACAAAGCCTGTACGCTGGGCAATTCCATACCCATACGCGCCTCATGCTCATCTTTGCTTAATTCAAGCTCAAGGTCTTGATTGAAAGATTCCATTTCCTCGGGTGTAAAAATGACTACACAGTCTAACTCTTCTTCATTTGACATTTGGACGTCCTGGAACAGGCTGAGTGGTCCGTAATCATAATGCTGATTTCAATATAAGAAAACCCCGCCAATTGGCGAGGTTGCGATAAATAAGTAGCACTGCGTTGTTACGACTCTTAGCACAATAGCGCCTAAAATTCGTAACGAAAAGCAGATTATGCAGATTTCTTGAAAATAGTTTTGCGGGTCCACTCATCCATTTCAAGCCGCGAGCCGGTCATTATGATGCAAGCGTCGATAAATGTTTCCGCAATCATCAGCTGCTGCCTTACCTTTCCTTCAGAGCACCTTCTCCACCGGGCAATGGTAGATTTAGACACGTCATACATGTAGTGCAGCATCACCAGTTCCAGTTCGTCATGGCGGTCTGTCTTTTTCAGCATGCCAACAGCACTATCGATAATAATTCCATCATTATCGCTGCAGGACTGTCGGGACGATTTTCCCTCATGTGGAAGCAGACTCCTGAACATGGGGCTGGTTGGTGACCAGCTTACCTGAGATCCTTCACACGCTGCCCACGTACCCCAGCGTTCCAGTACCAGTTGAATATCGCGCATTATGCTGCTCTCCCCTTAGAATAACGTTTGTTGCTGGTATATGCCTCTTCCCGTTCCGTGCTGCGGGCGCGGGCCTCTGCCTGGTCGATATAGTGGAAGTGCCCGTTCCAGAACCGGCGATACACGGTACCCAGCGGCCCGTTACGGTTCTTGGTGATGTTGATTTCTGCGATGCCTGCCGCTGGCGACTCCGGGTTATACACCTCATCCCGGTAGAGCATCATGATGATGTCCGCATCGGCTTCAATCTCGCCTGAGTCCTTGAGATCAGCGTTCACCGGGCGCTTATTCGGGCGGCTCTCCACGCTGCGTGAAAGCTGGCTCAGTGCCACTACCGGCACCCGGTTAGCCTTAGCCAGCGACTTCAGGCCCTTTGATACATCACCCACGGCCAGATCATGACGGCTGGCGCTCTGGAGCTTAATCAGGCGCAGGTAGTCGATAGCAACCAGTGCTGTCTCCGGATGCTGCTGAATGTGGCGGGTCGCGATGTGCTGGATCTGGTCAACGGTCAGGTTGTTGGCATCGACAATCCAGATATTGCGCCCGGTCATCTGCCCGATCCCGTTGCTGATTCGCGCCCAGTCTTCGTCTTTCAGCTTGTCCGGAGACTTGAGGCGTGAGGCTGAGATACCGCCCGCCGCTGCAACGTGACGCTCTGCGATCTGGATGTCGCTCATCTCCATACTGAAGAACAGCACCCCTGCACCGCTGGCGGTCAGGTTTTCGGTAATGTCCAGAATCATCTCCGTTTTACCCATTGAAGGCCGTGCGGCCAACAAGATAAGGTCTGTCTGGTCAAAACCGCCTGTCACCTCATCCAGCTCTTCGATCCCGGTCATTACCGAACGGCCGGCACTGTCTGAGGCCATGCGTTCATCAATGCGATTGATGATGGTGGGAAGCAGCTCGTCGATAGAAACCGGGCGGATGGCGTCAGATTCTGTCTGTATCGCCTCCACGGTCGCTTTCACCTGTTCCAGAATACGAATCCCCGCATCGCTGTTAGGTGCTTCTGTGAGGCTCCTGAGAGCGCCATTCAGGGCATGAAAAGCATCACGAATCGCCGCCTGCCGAACCAGCTGCTGTGAGTAGGACTTTAGCGAAGACCTCGCCCACGCAATCCGGCCTGTAGCGTCGATAAGAGCCTGGTGCTGCGGAAGCTGTTCACCAATCAGGATCGGGTCGATTACGCCTTTGCCGCGGGCCTGTGCGGTGATAGCCCGGTAGATATCCCGATACTGCGGGAAGTTAAACGCCGTGTCAGGCAGTGAGGCGATGACTTCCATCACCTCAGCCTCTGCGCCGCGCAGGAACATCGCCCCCAGCACAGCCGCTTCCATGTCCTCATCACGCCACAGTGCATCACTCATACTGCTGGTGCTCCCTTCTGGCTGCGATAGCTGGGCCAGTCGAATACCAGTGTTGCTCCGCCGCCCTCAACCATGCGGTCGGTCAGGCGGTCACCGATAACCTGTGAAATCTGAGGCAGCGCCAGATTGCTGATGAGCACGGTTGGAAGCATACGTTCATAACGGGTGTTCATGATGTCGAACAGGATGATCATCTCTGACTCAGATCCATACTGGATGCCTACCTCATCGATAATCAGCATATCCATGCCGGTATACAGCGCGATCACATCTTCTTCGGTACGGTCACTGCCCTTATCCCATGTGCTGCGGACTGCGCGAATGATACGCATGACAGAGGTCAGCAACACTGATGCCTGGTGCTCTTCGATGATGCTCTTCGCCAGCGCCACGGCCAGATGATTTTTACCCGTTCCCGGCCTGCCCGTCATGATGAGGCTGGTTCCGGCGTCCAGCATCTGCGGCCATGCCTTCGCATACGCTTTAAGCATCGCCAGATTCTTCTGTGCGGACGCGTTGACGGCCTGATAGCTATCGAAGCTACAACCCGCGAAGCGCTCAGGGATATTCGCACGCTCAGTCAGTATTTCAGTCTGGATGGCGCTCAGGCTGTTCTGTGCGTCTTCCAATTCTGCGGTAATGCATTGCGGGCAGCGGGAAAGCTTCTCTGCCACGCGCCCGCTGTATTCCATCCAGATGCGCTGCTGGGTGAATTCGCCATGCTTCTCACAGGTGCCGGTCACTATTTCATGTCGGTCAAAGCAACGATCCAGATCGGAGGGCTTTCCACCAGCAAACCGCATTTCTTCCTGCAGTGCGGAGATTTTGATTTTCAGTGACTGAATATCTGCGCCGCGCTGAGTCGGGTTATTTCTCATTCTGATGCTCCTTTTGCCCAATATGGTGTGGTGGTGGTGCCGTAATCCCTTTCAGAGAAACCGCTGTGACGGCTCTGTGCCGGAGTACTGCGCTGCTGGCTGGCTGGTGCCGTCCAGCTCTCTGCAAAGTGGTGATCCGGACCGAAGAACGTTGATGCCTGTTTCACGTATTCGCTGTTGGCCTTGCCAGTGGCAGTGACGTATGACGCATAGCGCTGTACGCCAGCCAGCATGTCAGAGGGCTTAACGCCTTCACGAATACGGGCAGACCATGCTTTCCAGGCTGAAGGCTTCGGATTGCCGCCAGAACGCTTTGGGTATGCCTGCCAAGCTTCTTCAAACTCAGGTGAATAATCCTGCTTAGCATTGCGTGACGGCTCAGCGGCTTTAGCCGGTGTGCCATCAGATGTAGTCTCTGAAGTAATCTCTGTAGTAGTCTCTGTGTAATCTACTGTATGAATGGATGCGGAATTTCCACATACCGGGTCGGGAAAATTCCCCATGCCTGCCTGCTGGTTTTCCGCATCACTGTTTGCGGAATTTCCGCATCCTTGGTTGCAGGAATTCCCCATGCCTGCCTGCTGGTTTTTAGGCAGTAAAAATTCAGAGAGAGCGATTTCGTTCACCCGGAAATACAGTTTTGCCGGGATGCCCTTTTTCTGCTCCTCAAGTACACCGACAGAAACCAGCTTCTTTCTGGCCCCTTCCTGCTCATAGCGGCTAAGTCCGGTTTCTTCCTCAAGCTCAACCTGGGTTTTATAGAACCACTTTCCATCCATACGGTTCTGCCAGTACACAAGCTGAGACAAAAGGAGTGCTCCGGTCACACCGGCACCAAGGCGAACGAATGAGCGCTGGAAAGCAACAGGCCTGTCGAGTAAATGCAGGAACTGACTCATTCTGAAACCCTCCTGAAAAACTGCTGAAACTGCCACACCGGACGCATGCACTCATGCTCATAGCCGGAGCGGGTGAAGATGACCTGCTCGTTTACACGGTCGTAGCCAGTGACATGCACCAGCACACCGCGCGGATCGCGGTATGTTCTGTCTAGTGTGGTAACCTGCTGATCACTCATAACGGCCTCCCAGCAAACGGAACAGGAAATGGAAAATCCGCTGTCTAAACTTGCCCTTGATGCGTGGTACAAAGTCTTTATCGCAGCTGGTGCATTCGTTTTTCTCGTTAATGGGACCGGCCTGCTCTCTGCCTACCCGACGAAACCAACGGCTCTCATCTCTGCCGGTTTTTTCTTTTGGGGAATTGGAGAGTGGATTAACCATCCCTACCAAGAAGCCCTCATGCTTGATAATTTCAACCGGCCCTATGGGAAGGTCAGCGGACATCTTAGAAAAGCCAGGCTCATTGGCATCTTGATTGACGTGATCGGCATCGGTCTGATTGTTTTCGGATTGATAAAACTCCTGTAAATCGCATCCGCAGCTCGGACATTTGATATAGAGCGGCTGAACCCTCATGCCAGCAGGAAGGCTCAATGTGCGCGGGTTATTCTGCTGCATGGTCTGGGCCTGTTGGGTGCGGGAAAACGTCATCCACACAAACCTTTGCACCGGATACCACTAGCGCTTTCACAATATTCCGGCACAGGTCAAGGCTTGGACGACGACGACCAGTCTCATAGTGACTGATAGCGCTTTGCGTGCTTTTAACGATTGCCGCAAGCTCCGCTTGAGAAAGGTTTACCTCCCTACGGAAGTGCTTCATCTTGTTCATATCTCAGTCCTGCAATTAATAATACATAATGTACTATACAGCAGGCTCAAAATAATACAAAATGAATCTTGTTGAAAAAATACATTATGTAATCATCCAGAGCATGAAACTAAAATGGAACGACCTGGCCAAGGCCAGAATGAAAGAAATTGGTATCACTCAAGAGCGCCTGGCAGAGCTGCTAGGAAAAACTCAGGGTGCCATTGGCCATTGGCTCAACGGAAGGCGTGAGCCGAGCATTGAGGACATAGCCGCAATCATGAAGATTTTAGGTATGAACGAAATCCGACTGTCATCTGATGGCAGTGTCGCGGATCCGAAGAGCGAGGCAAATGTGACCTTTGTTCAGCCGCATTCTCCAGGGAGGAAATATCCAGTGCTTAGTAAAGTGCAGGCTGGCGCATGGGCTGAAGCATGCGAACCATACTCAATGAAGGACATAGATCTCTGGTTAGAATCAGATGCGCATACACATGGGGATGCGTTCTGGCTTGAAGTCGAAGGCGAATCGATGACCGCCCCAGCCGGTCTTAGTATCCCTGATGGTACTTATGTGCTGTTTGATACGGGCCGTGAGCCCATGAATGGCAACCTTGTCATAGCCAAGCTCACAGATGACAACGAGGCTACCTTCAAGAAGCTGATTATTGATGGAAATCAAAAGTTTCTCAAAGCTTTAAATCCCCAATGGCCGATGATGCCCATCAACGGCAACTGTAAAATTCTTGGCGTTGCTATCGAAACGAAACTTCGGCTCCTCTAAGCAAGGACCATCACACCCCAACCCGCCTAGGCGGGTTTTTTTGTATTAAATACCCTTGAAATTCATACATATTGAACTAAGGAAAATAAAATAATTCATTTTGTATTGACGCAATATAATACATTGCGTATTGTTAACTCATCGGCAGACAACGGAGCCTTTGAGATGAATACTTCTTCAGACGAAATCATTACCTGCGAATCAGCATCAGTACGTATTGCCCCCGGAATATATTTTGAGTTCCCCATTGTGGATAACAAAGATCTATTCCCTAACTTTTTTAAAACAGAAGAGAATTTCAGATTTCAAGTCCAGTGCAATTGCATAAATGAATTCATCTACGCACTTTACGTGCGCAAAGAGAATCTTGCTTATTTAGTTTGTTGCTGGGCTGACAAAGATGAAATCAATGAGCAAGCTATGCAGATTATCAAAAGCAATCCAAAGCTGCATTACCTCCTGAATTAACCAAATCGTTTTTAATTTACAGCGCCTGCGCTGGGGCTAAACACATCTTTAAAGTGATTAAAGGCTGAATATGAATAATTTAATAGCGTCACCAAAGAGCAAAGTCTCTGCACCAGAATCAAAAGCAGGCATTTGCATTTCAAGCGCTAATGATACTTCAAAAGCCGCTCTGAACTATGCTGACCAGCTTCAGCGCGAGTTCATGGAAGTGCTCTACAAGCCTATGGCGCAGGCCGATGTGAAGGTGGCTGGACGCTTCTATTCCCTGATTCATGAGCTGGCATTTATGGTTGAACGCACTGCGGCAAACGTAGAGGCAGGCCGCTGATGTCTCCTTCAATTAATAAAGAAAAGTATCGTCAGGCTTTACTGATGCGCGACAACGGGCAATGGCATCTGGCTATTCTTTTCCTCAAAGCAGCTTATGGAGTTAAATAATGAAAGCGCAATTAGCAAGCAATAAAGAAAAAGTTGCCATCGCTGCTGCTTATTTGGCTAATAACATCCAGTTTGTGTGTGACGATTTAGCACCTTCCCGAGAGGGTACATTCGTCCAGTGCGCAAACTCGATTCTGGTAATGATTCTCCCAAGCTTCCATCGTGGAAAAAAGGTTACCGATAAAGTTACTACTGGTTCAGCCCTGGCTGAAGTTGCCCTGTTAAAGCTAATGCAGCTTCAGTCTAACGAAATAATTAATGACATTCGGGAAAGCAATCCACAAATGGCTGATTGGATTGGCCGAAACCTGATGGACTTTATTTCTAAATCTGCCCGTAAGTATGAACAGCGTCAGCTAAATACCCTTGCCGGAGAATTTATTCAATGAAAACACCTTTAGAGATATCCCGTAACAGGCTGGTCAACTGCTACCTGCTCTCACTAAATGCAAAGACGGGCAGCTTTCATACCACCGCAAAATTACCGGATGGCTCGATCACTACCGTGCAGCTTGATGCTGAAATCCTGAATAAGGCGCTGATTAAATTATTCGAGGCTGCGGTGCGGAAAGTCACGCCAGCAGCTGCAGCGGACCGGGAGATAGCAGAGACGTATGGCGACTGTGTGAAGATTAAATCCGGCAAGCTGTCGCACATCGGTGAAGGTTTCATGGAGGCGCTTGTTTCCAATCTGGTCGAGCAGGCTTTCCAGCAGCGGGGTGGGCAATGACGCTGACCACCCTCCGCGCCCCTGAGTGGGTGATCGGACAGGCAACACGGAAGCTGGCGCAGTATCGCAAGCGCCGCATATTTCCCTGCCGCATCCACGGCACCGGCTATCTGAGCCTGAAGGTTAACCCGCGCTGGCGTCTGCTCTCGCAGAACTGCGGCAAAGACTGGCAGTTAATGACACACGAAACCTATTCCAAATGTAAGGACGGCAAAAAATGAAGAAGCTCACTGTTAGCCGCGAAGACGCAATCGACGACTCGTTTCGCACCCTCCAGTCACCGGTATATGTCGTGACACGTCACGGACGCCGCCGCCGTTTCCTGAGTCGCAGCGCTGCGCTTAATAACCTGGTGCATTTCATGGTGACCGGCACTTTCGATAAAGCTGGAATTCCGACGCATGAGCCATCGACACCCGCCATTGTGAATGGCGTTAAAGCTGAGCGCCGTGGTTCGCTCACAGAGCGCTACTTCAATGCGCACCACCGCACCTATCGCCGGATCCAGAAACTGATGGCCCGCCGCCGTGCGATTGAGAAGTGGCAGAAAAGCTACGAAGCAGCAGCCAGCAACATCGCACAGCTACTTAGCCAGAAACCTTACTGAGGTGCATGAGATGGATTATTCAGAAAACGCACAGGCAACGCCAGACGGCGTTTTAGATGGTGGCAAGGTGACCGGTTATTCCGTCATCATCCGCGCCCTGAACGATGGCGAACATGACGCTAACACGGTTAACGGGCTTCGCCTTCTGGCCTGCGTCTGGGAAGCAGTGGAGAACGGCTGGTACCGCCTGAGCGTTTCCAGAGAAATCATCATCTGGAGATGGCTCGTCGTGACTGTCTTTATCACACAGGAGAAAGACAAAAACGGTACCGCTGACGTTCCGAATGATGAGGGCGGGATTGACCGTGCGGTGATCTACCGTGGCGCTAATGGTGGCATGGGCATTTATCCGGGACCGGAACGCTTTGCCTTGGCAAATCACGTCGAGAGTATTGCGATTGAAAAATACGGATCTGACGAGGGGTTAAAGCTGGCCCTGCGCATGTACAAGGACATGCTCACCGCAGAACAGGGAGAGGGATTCAGACTTTCGGCGTTCGGGCAGCAAGCCTTCGAAATGCTACACGACAGCTTTATCGAACAACTGAATACCAAGGGCATGCCCGACATGCCGGTTATGCACTGAGGGGAAAAACATGACGGTAAAAACTGATTTGGCAGTGATTGCACCGCAGGAACTGCAGGTGATCGAATATCGCGGGCAGCGCGTCGTTACCACCGAGCAATTGGCCGCTGGCTATGGCACAGACAGCGCAAACATTAAGGCGAACTTTTCACGTAATGCGGATCGGTTCATTGAAGCCAAACATTACTTCAAGGTCACCGGGGAAGAACTTAACAATTTGCGAGTGACTTTTAGTTACCTGCAAATCTCAAGTAAAACCCGGGCTTTAATGCTTTGGACGGAACGCGGCGCTGCCAACCACGCCAAGATGCTCGAAACAGAACAGGCATGGGGCTATCACGACGATCTGGTCGAGTTCTACTTCACCCGACGCGAAGCAGCGCCTGCTCTTCCTGACCTCAGCCGCCTGGAGATTCTTCAGATGGCTCTGGATTCAGAGCAGGGTCGCATCGCCGAAAAGCAGCGGGCCGATCACGCCGTCCGCACCAAGTCACAAATCAGCCGCAAACGTGAAGCGTCAGCGCTGGGTAAGCTCAGCGCCGCAACCCGCCGATGCCGCGAGCTGGAAGAGCGCCTGGGTGAATCAACCAAAGACGCGACTATCACCAAAGTGGAAAACGAAACCGGGCGTAAGGGTGCATTCAGCTTCGTCGCGCTCCGTCGCTGGTGCAAAGAGCACGGTCAGCAGGCACGGAACGTGGCGGACGAGCGCTGGGGTAGCGTTAAGTCATGGCCTGCCGGTGCGTGGCTGGCCGTTTACGGTATCGATCTGAAATCAATTTTCGGGAGTAAAAAGTGATGAATTTGACCAAGTTCGAAGTTGTTTTCATGGGCGATCACCCTGACGGACTGCGCCACCCGGTTAAGGTTGTAACCACCGCGACGAATGCAACCGCAGCGATCGGCATTGCAGAAGATGCTCTTGAAGATGACAGGATTCAGTCTACCAACCACGAGCTGATTTCTGTTGCGCCCTCTTCGATTTCACAGCCCGTAGAGAGTGACGACATTGCTATTCTGCAGCAGAGCCACCAGCAGGCGCTCCAGTGGCTTGCAGATGCTTACCTGTTTTATCTGGTCAGCATGCACCGCCGCCCTGTGTTCCGTCATCAGCTTGGGAACATCTCACTGAGCCAGCATGCAGTTCAGGGATTCATCGATACCCACCTTGAAGAAAAAGGCATGGGACTCAAAGAGCGCCGCGCCCGGTATATCACTCTTCTGGATATTGATGCTTTTGCCAATCGCACAAACTCAGATTTCGTGGACTGGGGAACGGTGCCGGTGCTCAAGCCCCGAGGTATTCGCTGGCTGAACGCCTGCTTTAGCCGGTATGCCGAAATGGTTGAGGAATTGGGCGGACAGGACAAGGTTGAAGAGATGATCAGAGGGGCACGAGCATGAAGTTTAATTTTGTCGATAAAGGCGCGGTAGCAACGCTGACCATCACCAGCAGCCTGCTGGAGTTTCGCCGGCACAACCGGGCGGTAGATGCCGCCCTTCTCTCAGCTGATGTGATCGCCAGTACGACTGGAATCTTCATCCGCAAAACAGTTATCAGCGGACCGGTTAATCGAGGGCTTCGTGCATACCGTGCGGCCACAAGGGAGGCAGCGAAATGAGCAACATTCAACTGGAAAACGGTCGCATTAATCACGAAGGGCTGAGCGGCATTGCTGACCATCTCAAGGCGCTGGCAATCGCCAACAAGAATATCGACAGCATCAAAACGCGCCTAGCTGGAATTGATGAGTCAGATATTGGCCCCTATCGCAGAACGCATGATGCACTCAGGGCATGGAGGAAATCCCAGCGCCGGATTACAGAAAACCTCGCTGTATTGCGTCGTGAAGAGAAAGAGCTGAACAGAATGCGCTCCCGGTTTGAGAGTGAGGAACTGCTTAAACTTCTGAGCGCGGAGGTCAGCAAAGCAGACCTGCAGGTGCTGCGAATTATGGCCCAGGCAAAAGCAGAACAGCGGCTGCAGGAAACTTTGGAAGAGGCGGTTAACAATGGCTAATCACTTGATGGCAGATCTTAACGACGCGCTGGTTCAGGCCAGCGTCAAAATCGATGATGGCTGTGACCACTCTCAGCGCATCGTGTGGCAGATGAACCAGAAGCGCTATATGCGCAACGGCATTAGCCCGGCGCGGCCACCAGCGCCACAGGTAGCGCCAGTGAGGATTGAGCCGAAGAAAAAGCCACCCAAGCGTGGATATCGTGTGGTTCAGCAGGCAATAGGAGCAGTGTGATGGAAAAAATAAATGAAGCGCCAGCGATGCAGAAGCCCTTCGAGCTGCCTGATGTTGAGAAATGGCGTTCGCCAGAAGCTGTGCGGGCGCAAATGGCTTATCGAAATCTGGTTGAGAAGGCTATCAGCGAGGCAACAGTTAATTCGGCCCCTAATGGCTGGAGGCTGGTACCGGTTGAGCCTACCCGTCAGATGATGTCTCAGGGACACTTCGCCTTGGGCGGCACCGACAGAGGCAAATTTCGCCGGATTTATCAGGCCATGCTGGCAGCAGCGCCGGAGGTGGGCAAATGAATTACGGAAAATTGACCGATGGTGAAATTAGCGTGCTGGTCTGCAGGTTGGAAAATCCAAAATACGAGGCGCAGGTTCACCCGCACAACCCTAAAGGGGCGCAGTTCAAACGCTGCTTCGGAAAGGTATGCCATGACTTTGGTTTCTTCCCGGTCAGCAAGGCTGCGGATGGCTTTCAGATTGCAGTGCGTAACCGGATCGCCATTGCGCCGGCATCGAAAACGACATGGGAGGCCAGCCACGAAAGCGGAGCTAAGGCCCGACACAAGAACCCGCTGAGGGCGGCAATGATAGTGTATTTGATGGTGAATAATGAGCGGGAGGTGAGGGAATGAACAAAAAACAGTATGATGATGAAGACCTCCTGACGCCGCAGGAAGTTTGCGGGATTATCGGCGGGGTTACTCCAAAGACTTTGCGAGACTGGAATAACCACCACCGACATAAAAAGGCACTTGCGCCGATCCGTATCACTTACCGCATCGTTCGGTACCGCTACGGCAATGTGAAAGAGTTCATCCGGCTGTGCGGGGCAACTTACTAAGCATCACCCTCTGTAAACAGCAACCTTATACGACCCTACGAATTCTGGTATTTTTACTGGCTTAGGGTCGTTGTTGAACACGCCTTGATATATTTCTTCTATCAAAATCAAATTAGTAGAAAAATCCCTTGCCATTCTGTGCCCGGGAAAGTTGGTGTAGTGTTCTTCTGTTTCACCGCCAAACTTCTGAAGAATAGCTTTTACCTTGGCATCAAAACTCAATGAAGGGTCGTCGTAATAGTCAAAAAATGGCTTCAAAAAACTTACCATGCTTTTTTGCAGGCAGCTTAAGCTATTAATGAACTCAGTTTTAAATTCTAAAATCAACGCAGGGCTTTCTGCGGAAACATTATAGACACATAGAAAATCGTAAAATCGCTTCATCACCTCATGGTTGTTACCTGTCGTCGCATACATTGAGCTGAAGAACTGCAGCATTGAGACTCTGCGTAATTCTTTTAACTCTTCCGTTATTTTCTCAGCTTCGTGTAATGTCTCTTTAAGTTTTATGGAGCTACCACCAACGGAAAACTCGACGATTCTCGGATGAAATTTGTAAACACCATACCCAAATAAAATCAGGGCATTCAGGGCTACATAACTCGCCCCATCTATCGACTTTGTTAGAAGTAGACTAAGCGGGAATAATATGGCAGAGGTATAAATCAGGAAGGGTAAGACGTACGCATCCATGTAAGATTTAATCATTTCCAGTCTAGTCATTATTTTAACTTCCGTTTTAATAAAGCTACCTGAGCCATTATGCTTTCTTCATGGGCAGTAAATGCTTGGCGCTTTAGGGTCATTTCTTCCTTCAGAATTTCGTCTGAAAAATCATAGTGCTCTGCCATTGGATCGTTGTCTCTGTCAGAGTGATGCATACAGAGCATGCTGATTTCCCTTGTGTCTGAGCGAGAGAATCCCCTCGCCCTCATCTGGGCAATGACGTTACTCTTTAGAAACTTCCGGCACATCGTGTTAAAGGCACCAGAGCGGCCTTTGACAGTACCATCATGGCGAACCCCTTTTACAGCATTTTCCGGGCTGTAATCCTTTATCAGCTTATCAAGAGAGCGTTTTGAGAAGGCTTCCAGAGGGTTACGTGGTTGCAGGAAAACGAACTGCTTATTGCAACCTGGCACTGAATCGCGCCACTGCTTTTGCTCCTCAAGAATGGACTTCATTTCCTGCGTAACCGGGATGGCAAATTCCTTTTGTGTCTTCATCGCGCCGCGGGTGCCAATAACACCAGCCGGATAGGTGATCACCGAAAGGTCATCTGAAACAAAAGCCCATTCCAGATTGGACACGTTAATCGGCCTGACACCCGTCAGGATCATGTAGCGCATCGCGTTCTTCTGATGAATGGATGTGGCGCCCGCCATATTCATCCACAACGTGGCAATCGACTCGATATCGGTGAATAACCGGGTTGGCGCTGGGCGCTGGACACGAGAAGACACGTAATCATCCGGCAGGCTGGCGGCCACATTCCTCCCATTGCTGAATAGTGGTGAGGCGTACTTCCATATGCGCCTTAGCTCAGCGAAAAGCTCGAGGGCGTGATTGTTGGTCTTGGTAGCAACCCATTCATCCAGAATCTCAACCAGGCGATTGTAGGTTATGCCACTGAATACCTCGCGATCGGAGAAGGCCAGTCGGACATTATTGGTGCGGCATAGGTACGTGTTATAGCTGCTGGCACCCAGTTTATTGCGGTCAACCTTGGCCTGCAAATCTGCCTCGTAGGCTTCGATCACCTGCAACACTGATTCAGCTTTTAAGCCGCCAGCGGCAAGCTCAGCAGCTTTCTCTCTGGCTATGGGGATCGCCAGCTCCGGCCACTCACCTAACTTCTGCCCCTTGATGTTCATCTTTTTTGGGAATTCAGCGTAGATAGTTACCTTCCCTGCCTTGCTGAAATCTATGCGCAGGTAGCTCTCTTTTTCATACTTCGACCGCCGGGGTAAGCCAAGGTGAGGAAGGATGATTTTGGCAGCCGCAACACAAGAGCGCATGTGTGAGACTGTGTAAGGTGGCTTGCATTCATCCCACTGCTGAGAAGCAGTTATATACGCTGAATCATTTTTGGTGGGGTTGCTTTGTGTTACTGTTCGGGCCATTCGAGATTCCTGTGTTTTCGCGCCTTAATCGTCATGCTCACACATGCGACAAAATGGCGAGCCATTTCCGGCTTGTGTTGTTGTTTTGTGTTACAACACATCGTTTCCCAACAGGATTAACACTGTATAAATATACACTTCAGTTTGCAATGTTCGTTTTACTGACAGATTGTAAGTGCATGACTTTAAACACTTAAAACAGCAAACCACTGATATGGCATTACTAATTACCGAGCGTTGTATAAATTGCGATATGTGCGAACCCGAATGTCCCAACCAGGCGATCAGCCTCGGCGCGGAGATCTATGAGATTGACGCCAGCCGCTGTACCGAGTGCGTCGGACATTACGACGTGCCGACCTGTCAGAGCGTCTGCCCTATCGACAACACCATTATTATCGATCCACAGCACATCGAATCGCGCGATGCGCTGTGGGAGAAGTTCGTGGTGCTGCACCACTAG